GGGCCCTCGTGCCCGAGTTTCAGCGGCACCTTGCCGGCGAGTTCCAGCGCCTCGAACGACTTGACGATGCGGTCGAGGTCGGTCTCGCTGAACGTCATGCCGTTCCAGGTGCCAGCGGCGAAGATTTCTGCGCCTTCAATGCGTGCGAATTGTTCGCTCATCAGCCGAAGCGCTCCTTCACGTTCACGCCGTCGCTCAGCATCGCGCTGTGGACGCGCGGGCGGCGACGCTCGTACGATTCGATGACCCACAGCAGATCCGCATCCCGCAAGCCCGTTTGCACGAACACGCGGTCCAGAATTTCCGCGGCGATCTCGTGCACCATGTCGTCCGGCGTATCGACCAGCGTGATGCGCAACGCATGGAAGTCCGGGAACGTCGTGTTCACGGCCGCCACTCCCATCTCAGCGTCAACACATCGCCCTTGTTCATCACGATAGCGGGCGCAATGCGCTTGTGCCGCTTGAGTCCTGGCGGCATTCGTGCCTCGCCGTGAACGCGCCAGTCCATGGCGCAGATCGTCACCGGACGGTCTTCAAAGCACCGCAACAGCAGATCGAATGTGGCGGTCTTGCCCTGGTGGAGTCGATCCACGGCGGCATCGACTGCGCACTGCGACACGTACAGCGTGCCGACGATGCGCCCGCGATCATCCATGGCGTTGAGCGTGTGCCAGGCTGCGGCGGACGCCGGGCCCGACAGCAGCCGATGCAATAGCGCCTGCACCATCATTTGAACCCCTCCTGCGGCTCGACGGTCGGCTTGCTGGATTCCTCGCCGTTCCACTCGCCTTCTTGCAGGTCGAGCTGTGTCACGGGCACGAGCACAGAGCGGCAGTTCCAGTGATTGGGTGGCCGGTACTCGTTCCAGACGTCCGACGACGTGTTGAAGACCTTGTCGTGCAAGTGCTCGCAGATTTGCGTGGTGCGGTCGTCGAGGATCGCGCTGTACCGCAACGCCACGACGAACCCATCGAGCGCGGGGTCGGTGAACTGCGCGTAGCGTGCTTCGTTCATCGACTCGAACAGATTGGTGCGAGCGAGCGTGTCGAGGTACGCAGCGGCCTGCTCGTCCGTGTCGAGGTCGAGCGCGTCGAGCGCGCGCTGGATCAGCGTATCGTCTTCTGTGCCTTCGACGACGGTGCGGACGGCCTCGCGGGAGCTGAACCCCTTGCTGACCAAACGGGTCCAGACGGCTTGGCGGGTCTGCGCGGGAGAGCGTCCGTACTTGACCGAGTTTTGCAGTTCGGCCTGCACGACGGCGCGCACGCCGTCGGCGACATTGCCCGCCATGCGGAAGCTGTTGGCCTCGAAGTATTGCGCGGCACGCTCGCGCAGGTCGGCGAACTCGATGGGCGTGCGATCGCTGCGGAACCGCCGCCCGGTGCGGCGGATTTCGAGCTGCGCGTGCTGGCGACCCAGCGCCCATGCGTCGGCGATGGCCTTTTGCCACGCGACCTTGATGCGACCGACGTCCGCGCCTTGCAGCTCGACGTTCGCGATCAGCGACGGGTTCTGCGCGATGCGGTTGAGGTTGTCGGTCGTCAGCAGCCGCTGCACGGCCTTGGCGACGTTGACGGCCTGATCTCTGGAAACGGCCTCGGCCATCGTGGTCTGCTTGCGGTCGATGACGGCGAAGTCGACGCGCTCAAGGGCGAACTTGAGAGGCGAGGGGCGAGCGTCGCGCATGGCTTGTCGCGAGTCGGCGTCTTTTGCGGCGGGCGGGTCCGGCGTCGCCGCGGGCGGAGCCGTGTCTTTTCGCGCTGCGTCGTTGGCGGACACGACGGGCGGAGCTGGCGGCGTCAACCCCTGCTTGATTTCCACCAGCGTCACGTCCTGTTCTGATCGCGGCGGCATTTCCAGAATCTCGCGCAGCCGCGCCTCGTCGGCCTCCGTCGGGATGACCGCGCCTTGGTTTGCGAGCGTGCCCCACGTGGTCACGAGCCAGCGCAGGCCTTCGTTGGTCAGCGGCTTGAACGCGAACTGCGGGTACATGCCGTCGCCCCAGTTCTGGTCGCCGAGGTCGCGGAACAGCTGCTCGTTGAGCGTCGCTTCGAGCCTGTCGGCGTCCGCTTTCACGGTCCAGGCGAACGACTCCAGTTGCGTCTGCGCCTGAGAGTACGAGCCCGTCTGGCCGGTGTGCGACACGCCAATCAGGTTCGGCACGAGCAGCGCCTTCGCGATGGCGAGGTCGTGGAAGCGCAGCGCCTCGGGGTACGGGTCCGTGCCGCTTGGGAACGTAGCTGTGATGTCCACGCCCGGCGGCAAGACGATGCCAGGGCTGTTGCGCGCGTTGGCGACGACGTTGCGCAGTGCTGCGAGCGCGGCGCTGCCTTCGCGGAACGAGGATTCGTGCTCCGGCAAAATTTTGCCGACCAGCATGCCGCCGCCGAGCTTTTCGAGGTACAGCGCCCACGACTTCAGGAACTGCTCCTTGAAGTACCACGCGCGATAGGCTTCGCGCAGTTCGCTGCGCCCGAAGTAGCGGTCGAACTCGGGGTTGTGGACGTAGTGGATGAACTTGTCGAGGTCGATCTCGACGCGCCGCATGCTGGCGACTTGCTCGCAGCGCTGAAGGACGCCGAACTCGTCGGTGTAGAAGTTGAACGATGTCGGATCGCGGCCCAGCAGGTCCACCACTGCGGCGTAGGTTTTGCCATCGACGACGACCTGCCCGTAGATTTTCTCCGTCATCGAGAATCCGAACTCGCGTCCGGTGCTGATGACGTTGAGAGCATCGACGAACGCGCCGGGCATTCCGTTGACGATGCGCTCGAACACGCGCTTGCGCAGGGCTTTTTCAGCGTCCGGCAGCTCGACGTCTTCGTCCCACTGGAAGTGCCAGCCGCGGGACAGCACGGCGTCGCGCTTGAACGTGACGACGGCCTTGACCTGCTCGTCGAGGCGCATCTTGGCGTAGATGCTGAGGCCTTTGCGGCCGGCAAGGTCGTCGGGGTTGAAGCGCGGGAATGAGATTGAGCCGGTGGCCGCGCGCGATGAGGGCAGTGCGCCGGTTCCGGTCTCCATGGAGACGATTTTGTTCCCACGCTCGACGCGGGCGAACAGGGTGCGAGCGCGTTGCCACAGGCTCATCCGACGTAGCCCTCGAACATGGTGGACTCGACGACGATGGGCTCGAAGCGCGCGCCGTCTGCTGCGATCACGGTCGGCACTTGTGTGGCGTACTGCATGGCGAGGGAGTCGGCGTAGTCGGGCGAGTCGATGCCTGCGCGTGCCATTTCCTCGCGCGTTTGCAGGTCTTCGAGCTTGTCGGTGCCGGGTTTGCTCTTGATGCTGGTCAGTTGCGCCTCGAACTCCGCCCATGCTTCGTCGTCCGGGAGCATATCGGGGTGCAGGGCGATCTTGCCGTCGCGGAAGTCGTTGCGCAGTGCGATGTAGGACTGCACGCGGCGGTTGCGGAACAGTTTTGGGTTGGACGACGCCTCGCCGCCCTTGTACAGGACGACCGGCAGTGCGTACTGCTTGACGAGGTTGTTGGCGCAGCCCTGGCCGACGCCGAGGGAGTCCACGACGATGTCGTCGCCGTTCTGGACGGTGCAGCCGAAGGCGTCCCACTGTGCTTTGACGGCGTCCGCTGCGTCGGTGACGGCGGTGGCCGGCGGGAAGCTGTGCTTGGTCTGTTTGACGGCGAGGCGGAACGAGTCGTAGTGAATCATGGAGGTGATGACGGTGTCGTCCGCGCCGCCGCCGGCGATGTCGGCGCTGATGCGGCGGCGAGGGATGGAGCCGTCAGGGGTTGCGTGATGGCCGCGCAGTCGCGCGTTGGCGATCCACTCCAGGGGGATGAGCTGGTCGGCATCTGCCTCGACGAACTGGCCGCGCACGCGCACGTTGAAGAATTGGGAGTTGGGCCCGTAGAGGCGTTCCCAGCGTGCGATGCGGTCCAGGTTGATGCCTTCGACGGTGCGGGAGTCGATGTTGGCGACGCCCCACAGCTCGCGGAACTTGGTGAAGCACTGGCGGAAGCGACCGGTTGCACGAGTCGGGTTGCCGAAGGCGAGCCACAGGATCTGGGTTTCGGCGTCGGTCATTGCGCCTTCTGCGGTCTCCCAGACGGAGTCGGCGATGCCGGAGGCTTCGTCCATGCCGAGAAACAGCCGCCGGCCTTCGTTGTGCAGGCCCGCGAAGGCTTCGGTGTTGTGCTCGCTCCATGGGACGGCGTCGATGCGCCATTCCTTCTGGTCGCCGGTGTGATAGATCGCGGTGGCGGTGCAGGTGAACCAGTGGCGCGTGATGCACAGGTTGTGCCACTTGGCCAGTTCCGGCCATGTCTTGGTGCGCAACTGGGTGTCGGTGTTGGCGGTGATCACGCCGCGCGTCTTCTCGTGCGTGGAGAGGGCCCACAGGGCGAGCTGGGCCATGGCGGCGGACTTGCCGATGCCGTGGCCGGAGGCAACGGCTTCTTGGACGACCTTCCAGACGTTGTTCTTGCCGTTCTCGAGCAGCTTTTCGCGGATGCGCCGGCACAGGGCGATGAACCAGGCGCGAGGGCGCTTTTTGGCGAGCACGGTGCCGGGCACGCCCCACGGGAAGGCGTACCACACGAAGCCTTCCGGGTCGAACTCGAAGGAAGCGATGTCCTCAGCGAGTTGCTGCTCTAGGGAGCGCCTCGCGACGGGCTGCGTCAATCAGTTCAGAGCCTCCAAGCCGCGGTGGCGGGCCCGTTGGCGCGCCGCTTCGAGGTCTTCGGGACGAGTGAACTCGATCTTGCCGGTGTGTTCGACCC